AGGTAACACTGTTAGGTACGAAACCATTAAGATAGAATGGGTAGACTACGCAGTAAGAACATACACCCCTGACTTTATACTAGACAATGGTATTATCATAGAGGTTAAGGGCAGGTGGGTAGCCCATGATAGAAAGAAACATCTTGAAATAAGAAAGCAACATCCTCATCTAGATATTCGTATAGTTTTTGAGAACCAGAACAATAAGCTTTACAAAAACTCTAAAACATCGTATGCTCTATGGTGCGTAAGAAAAGATATTGTATATTCTAATCGTGTCATACCTCAATCATGGCTAAAGGAATCCGGCCAACCATTACCTCCTACAAGAACAAAAGTAATTGGGCAGTTAATCAAATAGGAATATCATATGAAACATCCAAACCTCACAGATAATAGTTACGCAGTTATTTTAACTCCTACAGAAGATGATGCAGGTGTATGGACAGGTGAAGTAACTGTGGCTATATCTTTATCTCAAGATAACACGCTTGAAGAATCAGATAAGCGTGAGCTTGAAATGCTGTGTGAATACATGACTTCAGTTCTTCCTGCTATAGAAGATGATGAAGAGGTTAGAGAACTACTTAGTAGCTATGTAGGTGAAGCTATATCTCGCCTACCTGAGAGCAGCCTTGAAAGTGATCAACAAGTATTTAACTTTGCTTCACTTACAAAAGGTAATGCCTAAGATGTTGCGCGCTAGAGTTGCCATCATATTAGACATAGATAAAGAAGAGTTTCCTATGCCAGTAGATGGCAACCCTAGCGAAGAACTTGAAGACGCTCTTCAGGAAGTGCTAGATGAAGTCTATGGTACTCGTGTAGTTGGTATGAAAGTTAATATAAAGGGAGAGTAATATGGACACTAGCAATCAATCTATGACTGCCTATCAGCAGTACATCCATACATCGAGGTATGCTCGTTGGTTGGAAGAAGAAGGGCGTCGAGAAACGTGGCAAGAAACTGTAGGTAGATACTTTAACCACATGGAAAAGGAACTACTTCGTAACAATAACTTTGTTATGGATGCAGCAGTTCGTACTGAACTAGAAGATGCTGTACTAAACCTAAAGGTTATGCCTTCAATGCGTTTGCTAATGACCTCTGGTCCCGCTGTGGAACAGTGCAATGTAGCAGCGTATAACTGTGCTTACATTCCTGTTGATAGTGTTCGTGCCTTTGATGAGATACTTTACATCCTTATGAATGGTACGGGTGTAGGCTTCTCTGTTGAACGACAGAATGTAGACCAGCTTCCAAGAGTTAATGAATCCTTTAACAACACAGACACTACTGTCCACGTTGACGATAGCAAGCTAGGCTGGGCTAAAGGCTTTAGAGAACTAGTGAGCCTACTCTATGCAGGGCAGATACCTAAGTGGGACTTGTCTAAGCTACGCCCTGCAGGGGCTAGGCTACGTACCTTTGGTGGTAGGTCATCTGGTCCCGGTCCCCTCAACGAGTTGTTCATGTTTGCGGTAGCACTGTTTCAAGCTGCAGCAGGACGGCGACTTAGTTCATTGGAGTGCCATGACCTTGTATGTAAAACTGCTGAAGTTGTTGTTGTTGGAGGTGTTAGGCGCTCTGCTCTTATCTCTCTTAGTAATCTTTCTGATGATCGTTTACGTGGTGCTAAGTCTGGTAGTTGGTACAATCAGCACGGTCACAGGGGCTTGGCTAATAACTCAGCGGTATATAATGCGAAGCCAGATGTAAGTATCTTTATGTCTGAGTGGAAGGCTCTGCATGACAGCCTGTCAGGTGAGCGTGGCATCTTTAGCCGCTCTGCCTGTACTAAAAAGGCTGAAGAGAATGGTCGTAGAAATACACGCCGTACCCCTGATATCCTCTGGGAATACGGAACTAACCCTTGCAGTGAGATTATCTTACGTCCTAACCAGTTCTGTAATCTAACAGAAGTTATGGTACGTGTAGATGATACCATTGAAACTCTAAAGGAAAAGGTACGCCTCGCTACTATCCTAGGTACGTATCAGTCAACGCTTACAGGGTTTAAGTATCTACGTAAGCGGTGGAAAGATAATACAGAAGAAGAAAGACTACTAGGTGTAAGCCTAACAGGTATCATGGACTCACCCCTAACCAATGGGCGTGGCTATGAGTACTGCAAAGTAGAAGAGGGTCTTAAGAAAACTCTTAACGCGCTTAAGCTAGTTGCAGTAGAAACTAACCAGACTTGGGCAAAGGATTTTAACATCCCTGCATCTGCAGCAATCACTTGTGTTAAGCCTTCGGGTACTGTGAGCCAGCTTACTGATACGGCCAGTGGTATTCACGCACGGCACAGTGACTATTACATTCGCCGTGTACGTGGTGACATGAAGGACAACCTAACCAAGTTCTTACGTGAAAAGGCTGGGGTTCCTTTTGAGTATGCTATCTCTGGCTACCAAGACATTGATGAAACAAAGCCTATCTATAATGAGAACCTTGGTGTCTTTTCTTTTCCTGTTCAGGCTCCAGCTAACTCTGTTACTCGTGACGATGAGACTGCAATTGATCAGCTTAAGCTATGGCTGTACTACTACCGTTACTGGTGTGAACATAAGCCCAGCATCACTGTAAGTATTAGAGATGATGAGTGGCTTAAAGTTGCAGCTTGGGTGTACGATCACTTCGATGAAATGTCAGGCATCTCCTTCCTGCCATACGATGGTGGTAAGTATGTCCAAGCTCCCTATGAAAAGATTGGAAAGGAGGAGTATGATGAGTTATTAACTAAGACACCATCGACTATTGACTGGGAATTACTTTCAACGTATGAGGTAGAGGATGAAACTAAATCATCTCAGTCGTTTGCTTGCACCGCAGACGTATGCGAGATTGTAGATATCTAAATGAAAAAAGTTAAAGTAGAAAGATTCCCGCCGTTATCTGTTCAGTATAAGCAGGGTACTGTTTCATTCTACACAGGAAAGGAACATCACCCACCTTATAAGAAAGATACAGTACAGTTCAAAGAGTGGCAGCGTGGCTATAACACTGCCTACTTTGAGAACTTGCAGCGGGTACATGTACGTGAACAATCTCTATAAGATAGAGCAGAAGCTCCAGAAAGAATCACATGCTTGGACTAAGACTAAGCATCACGTTACCTACGATGTGGTTCTTTCAGGAGAATATGCTGGTGCAACTATCATTAGAGAGCTACACCCTGCGCTTATTGGTTATGTTGTAGGTAGGGGGAAGGTTAGTGTGGCAGTGTACGACACAGTAGAGGCGTTGCGTCTAGTGTCACCTGCAGGTAGGCACTATATAAACAGGCTGATAGAATATCCTGACGATGAGGGGCCGCTGTTTATTAGTAAGCCTTAAGCGTTATAGATAACATCAGCATTGAAAAAAGAATGAGGCTGAGATTGGGACACTTCTATGCACCTGATCTCAGCCTCAATGTTTTTCTGCCAGTAGTCTATAAAAGTATTAAACCCCAGTAGCTCTGGAGCTATGTCTTCAAATTGCCACACGAAATCATTCACTAGGTGTGGGTAGTCAGGTAGTGAGTAAGTTATTCTAGTGAGTAAGAATACCTTGGTGTTAAACATTTAAGGTTGTCTTTCCTTTTGCTGCTTAACTCTATCTAGTTTTTCTTTGAACGGCACATCATCCCAGTCTGGATCACTCTTAGATTTTAACGCCATGTACTGTCTTCTTGTGATAGCTTTTAATTCTTTGCTTCCATAGGAACTATACGCACGTTCAAAAGATAAGTTAAGAAGTTCTTTTCTTTCTTGCGGGTCTTCAATATTATCCACTGCCCAAGTTGCAAAGAAGTCTGATACATCTCTGCCCTTAAGTTCAGTAGCTATTCTATTTTTTAAGAACAATTTCTTTTCTGCAGAAGTTTTTAGGTTTCTGTAAAACTTACTTTGAATTGCGGGACCAAGTACCTGTTCAGAGATATCTCCGTACAACATATCGAATGCTCTACGTAGTTTTGGCTGACCACTTTTCTTTGGAAACAGTTTGTACAAGTAAGCCGATCCGCCATACAATTTAGTAAGCTCTCTTTCCAGTGCATTCCTTTGTGCGACAGGAGTAGCACCAGTAAACTGTTTGATTAAAGGTACTTCTCCTCTTGTTGGTGTAGTAGTTCTTGTTGGAGAAACTTTAGCGTTATCCTCAGTAAAGGAAAAGAAACCTTCTTCCGTTCTAAGTGCCCTTGGAATAGACCTTCTTGCCCTTGCCGCTAACTGGGCAATAAAGTTTACTTGTCTATTATCTTCCATTTTTAGATAGGCAGGATCAAAAGTACCTAGTACGTCTTTAGCTACGCCTACAGGTACGGTAAACCTGTTCATCCAGTTACCTATAACATCTGCAGCAAGCGTTCCTAAAGAACGATACTCACCAGTCTCTATAAATTCTTCTGCACTTTTCTGTAGTAGTGCTGTGTTAACC